TAATGGAGAAAGAAAGTATGTCGCATAAGATATTACCGAGTCTTCTCTTACTATTCCTAGTAGGATGTGGCGGTGGTGGTTCTAGTGTACCGATTGGAACACTAGAAATTAGTCCACCATCAACTCCACCACCTACAACAAGTTCGACTAGTTTTAACTTTTGGAATAATGTAGATAAGATTCAAACGATTGATGGATACATTGAAGGTGCTAATCTTTTTATTGATTGGAATCTCAATGGTGTACAGGATGAAGGAGAACCATCTGCTAACTGGCAGGGTTCTGTTTCCGAACAAATATGTGTAGAGTTTAGTGACGGACAATGTGTCACTTACGAGGATGCTCCCGAGAACTTCTATTTCTTTATGGATAGGTCACTCGTACCCTATGGTGAATTATTAGAAATCATGGGATTTGCAAATCAACAAGCATGGATTGACGCCGCTTTTCCTAACGGTATCGAATTCATTGATGATAATTTACCCGATTACACCTCTAACTGTTTTCACAAAGCAGTAAAGATATCTGAAGTCCCAGTTGGTGCATACGATAGTGAACGTGGATATGTACAAGATGCATATACCCTTTTCTATGGATTAGGTCATGCACATGATAGTAATGGATTTATAAACATCACTCCCTTCACTTCAGTAATACAAAATACAATTGATACTATGTCTATGCCTGCAGATGTAACTGCATGTTCAGAAGACTGGTGGTTTTACCAACAAAAAGTTGTAGACGATGTGGAGTACATGTTCGACCAAATCTATTATAATACAGGAATAGATAAGGAATTCTTTTACGAGGATTTCATTGCAGATGGTGATGAAGTAAAGATTGCACAAGCAGAATCTATTGTCGACCATCTTGCAAGTGTCAATACTATCGAAGATATCATGATTGATACCTATACACTTGAGACACTTCAACCCTATATTGGGATGGATACTCTCAACGAAATTTTAACCAATCCAATTTTCGATTCTTTGACATTCGATATGTTAGTCGAAGAAGAAGAGAATGACTGGGTCAAGCGTGTCTTTATGAATGGGATTACAGTCAACGGTAATCAAAGACTGTTAGTAGATGGTCTACCCGTACCTATCACATATGATAACATCTTAGAGTCGTCACAACTCTTTGCTATTCAAAATGTGTTCAATGTGGTACAAGACAATTTAACTTTGGACTTGATTGACCAAACCGTTTACATGGATGGTACAAGTGTGGATACCAAGTACATTCTGTTTCACCATGGATTTATCAATGAAGTGCAAAACGGAATGATTGTGTATCAACATACAAGTGAAGATATAAAATACATCATCACGATAAATAGTAGTAACAACCTTATCCCTTATGATGTATCAAGTGTTGTATTGAATGAGGATAGTAACTCTGCAGTTGATATCAACAGCATTGTTCAATCTCTTCCACTATCGTGGAGTGATATCTATTCGCTTACATCATATCTTTATTCTGGCGATTCACTTAGTTTAGAGAAACAAACAAGTGACCATACCATATTATTTAATTATTCTAACGTTGCTATCGAGTGTAGAGTGCTTGACAATGCAACTAACAATTTGTTATACTATAGTAGTGGGAATGATTCCTACAGTTTGTGTAACAGTTATTTTTAGGAGAGACTATGAAAAATATGTTTGAATTACTTGCCGAACAATCTATTGTTAACGGTGAACAAACCTTGACCGAAGACCAAGTAAGGGCGATGGTCGGTGCTCCAACTCGTGAAGAGGAAGAGTATTGTATTTGTGGAGACAAGATAGATGAGTGTAACGATGCTTACGTTCATATGTCGAGTGGAGTATGAAACACTTTCACGAAGAGAAAACTGTATACAAATCCTTTCTCGCTGGGATGGGGTTTGGTGCATTCCTAATGTTCATTCTATTGTTGCCTCAAATGGTGAAGGCATCAGATGAGAATGGAGAAATCTTTTGCATGGCAAAAAACATTTACTTTGAAGCAGGTAACCAACCAGTCGCTGGTAAAGTTGCAGTGTCACTGGTAGTGTTAAACAGAGTGAAACATCCATCCTATCCCGATAACGTGTGTGATGTAATTTATCAGGCACAAATGAAAGAGAACTGGAAAGGTAATCTTGTTCCAGTCAGACACAAGTGTCAGTTCAGTTGGTATTGTGATGGTAAATCAGACGACCCTGTAGATAGTGCAACGTGGTTATTTTCACTTGCGACTGCTAACAGAGTTTTGAATGGAGACTTTGCAGACTTCACTGAAGGTGCAACACACTATCATGCAGATAGTGTTTATCCATATTGGGCAGACTCATTGAATGAGACTGTAGTTATTAACAATCATCTATTTTACAAATGAGAGAATTTTTAAAAGAAACAAACTACCCCCACGATGGGGTTCAACACGTATACGAGTTTCCTAACGGATACGGTGCAAGTGTAATCAAACACGATTACAGTTATGGTGGTAAAGACGGACTATGGGAACTTGCTGTCTTAAATTTTGACCTTGACGAAAAGGGAGATTTAGATTATACTACAGATATAACTGGTGATGTCCTCGGATATCTATCGTGGAAAAACGTAGAGAACTATCTAACAGAAATTAAGAGTCTATGAATTTATTTTACTTACACAAAGAACCCGAGGTGTCTGCAACACTTCATTGTGACAAACATGTAGTTAAGATGATTATCGAGTATGCTCAGATGTTATCGACTGCTCATAGGATGTTGGACGGAACTCAATACACCGATGCATCCAGTGGACGTAGAATTCAAAGGTGGAGATTACCTAACTCAAACATGGATGGTGTTCTCTACAAAGCATCACATATCAATCACCCATCTACACGTTGGGTCAGAGAGAATGCGATTCAGTATCAGTATGCTTATGATATGTTTGTTAACCTATGTGACGAATACACTTATCGATATGGTAAGGTTCACATGACCGATGAGAAACTCAGAGACCTTCTTAATCAATTACCTAAAAACATTAAACTAGGTGAATGGTCTCAACCACCTCAGTGTATGCCTGACGATGTCAAAGTCGAAAATGACTCTTTGTCTGCATACCATAAATACTATGCAGTCTACAAAAAAGACTTTGCAAAATGGACTAACAGACCTGTCCCTAATTTTATGAGTGCTTGATATGCCAATGTATACGTTTGAAAATACCGAAACCAATGAAGTCTATGACATGCTCATGAAGTATGACGACAAGGTTAAGTATCTAAAGAAACACCCCGAAGTTAAAGAACGAATCGGAGCACCACAAATAGTAGGTGGTCATGGTGACCGTGTGAGAACCGATGGTGGTTTCGGTGACGTATTAAATAACATCGCATCTAAACATGTGGACTCACCTATGGGTGAAAGGTATCATCGTAAATCTGCCAAGGAAGTTAAGACTAGAGAAGTTATCAAAAAGCACGTTGACATTCAGAGCAGAAAGAAGTAAAATAAATTATGGACTACACATTTGAAATGAACAGTGATTTCCCATATCACTTGGGTGAACTTGATGGACTCGATGTCAAATCAGAACAAGTAGATGGGAAGAGATTTTACACAACACCTACAGGTGAAAAGTACCCTAGTGTCACAACTGTAACTGGATTATTAACACGTGAACACATCAAACTCTGGCGAAAACGAGTTGGTGAAGAAACAGCAAACAAGATTTCAACACAAGCCGCAAAACGTGGTACAAAGATGCACGATTTATTTGAGACATATCTTCGTGCTGAAGAAGACATAGAATTTGACAACGTACTCCAACAGAGTATGTTCAATGCAGTACAACCATATCTAGATGAGATTGTACCGATTGCCTTAGAGTGTCCTTTATGGTCACATAATTTAGAAATGGCAGGACGTGTGGATTGTCTAGGAATCGTAGATGATGTACTTACTATTGTAGACTTCAAGACAAGTAGTAAGTATAAAGAAGAACACATGGCAAAACCATGGTACACTCAGATGACTGCGTATGCAGTTATGGTAGAGGAACTTACTGGTGCGCCTGTAGAACAGATTATTGCTGTGGTTGCTGTTGAAGGTGGTGGTGTCCAAATATTTGGAAGTGACCCCTTAAATCATGTTGAGGAGTTGAATCAACTTCGCAATCAATATAGAAATCTTTATGGAGTATAGTATGGAAATTGAAGTCGGAAAAGAATATACGATTTATCCGAAATTTAAAAAGTCGTATGTAGAACGTGAAGTGTTCAAGGACAATGATAGTGAAGATAGAGTTGTTGTTGAAACACTATGGAGAAGTGGTGCTTATATCATCAAAGTAACTAACGAGGAAGAGAAAGAAACCTTAGAAGCATATATGTCAGATGATGCAGAAGGTGATATGGAACCTTGCGAGTTCGAAGAGAACGAATTTGTAGAATCTTTTGATGGGTGTGGTCAAGATGTTTATGTTCATCTTGCAGAAGGAAGTGAGGCAGACGAAGCAGCAATCCAAGAAGGTGTCGAAGAAGAAGGACACGATTGGTTTTGGGAAAACAATTATGACTCATGGGATGCAGAACACTTCTTTGGTTTACCTTTACAGGTAGATGAAGTCGACCCCGATAACAGATATAACTTGAGGTTTTAATATGTCAGAAGTAAAATTTATTAGAAACGAAAATCATACCGTCTTTGTTAAAAAGACGATGGTAGCCTCAACTACTAATTGGGATGGGGAAGAAATAATCTCAGAAGAAGACCTTAGATTATACATTACAGAAGGTTCAACTGGTGATGATGAGAAAGACGATATTTGTCATGACCAAATGTTAGAAGCAGAGTGTATTGATGAGGAAGATATAGATTGGTGGTCTGATAGGAAAGGATGTACTGAGTACGAATTCGAGCTTACCGATGATTAGTAAAAAAGAATTTACAGAACAAGTGGAAAGACTTGTAACACGTGGAAGAGGTTCCGATGTTATGAGTGCTATCTTAAGAGTTTGCGAAGACAACGGTTTAGAACCCGAGTCTGCAAAAAGATTGTTATCGCAACCACTGAAGGAGAAACTTCAGGCGGAAGCACAACAATTAAATTTAATAGACCGTGGTAATACCTCACAAGGGACTATCACAAGTTTTTATAAGGATTAATTATGAAAGAAAATGATATCGTTACAGTCGTAACATCGAGTGGTGAATATGTTGGTAAGTTAAAAAGTGTAACACCTTTGACACTTATCAATCCTAAAATGATTATTCGTAATCCCGAGAATGGAGAAATGGGATTCGCAAGAGGAATTGCAGTAACTGGTGAAGAGAATGCAAAAGAAGCTACCTTCGATAGTTATGTATTCGTGGTTCCTACGAATGACGGAGTTGCTAATGCATTCCAAGATGCAACTGGGGAAATTGTCACACCACCTAAGCCATCGATTGTAACTTAATGACCAGTCGTGAAGGATACGATGCTTACACTCTTTATCTTGGGATAAAGTTACACTTCCATACTAAGGACTATGACTTCGTCAAGTACAATGGAAAGGTAAAGAGTGACATCAACTCATTTCTAAAAAGAAAAGACAAGTATCACTTTGGTAAGTTGTTCAAGACTTACAAACACGACTTACAAGATTTTTATATAGCAAACCTATCCCTTAAGGATAGATGGGCAGGAGATTT